ATCATCTGATGCAGCGATAGCGTCAAGGATTGTACGCTCTATCTTTGCAAAGGATAAGTCAAGTTCTGATTTTACCTGTGGTTCAAACTCTTCTCCTAACTGAGATTCATCTAGCTGTAGTTTAAAGAAACTTGTCTGTGGAGGCACGAGAGATAGAGATAGCTTTGATGCTAACGCTACAACTCCTTTAGCCCCAACAGACTGCCAAGGTGTCTTCAGTTGTTTCATACCTTTTGAGTAGTCTTCGTGACCACGAATTAGATATGGTAGTGTAAGTTTGGTTGCGTCTTCTGCTTCGGTCAAAAACTGGGAACGATCACTGGATAAATTATCATACCTAGATTTTGCTGTCATTATTATATTGGTTTAAGATTAGGATTAAATTTCTTTTGTTTATCTGCTGCAGGTTTTTTGAAGTTTGCTCTGTTAAATGAGTTGCGGAAGTTCCTACGTTTTTGTTGTCTACGTGCACGTCTAATTCTACCTACGCCTCCTTTCATCAACCTTTTTTTTCTTAACTTCTTTTCTTTTGCTAATTCAGCTTTTTTCTTTTGCTCAGGAGTCGGCCCCTTCTTCTTCTTAGGTGGCTTCTTCTTAGGTGGTTTCTTCTTAGGTGGTTTCTTCTTGTTTATCTTTAGCTGATCTTTTTTCTTAGGCGGTTTCTTTTTAGGTGGCTTCTTTTTGACTGGCTTCTTCTTAGGCGGTTTCTTTTTGACCGGCTTCTTTTTTTTCTTTCCGATTGTAAAGCTTGCCTTCTTAGGCTTTTTCTTAGGCTTCTTCTTCTTAGATTTTAAAAGAGACGGAGCTTTCTTCTTAGTTGGTTTCTTCTTCTTCTTAGATTTTAGAAGAGACGGAAATTTCTTTTTAGTTGACTTCTTCTTAGCTGGCTTCTTCTTAGCTGGCTTCTTCTTAGGTGGTGTTTTCTTTCCAATTGTTAAGCTTGCCTTCTTAGGCTTCTTCTTAGGCTTCTTTTTTTTAGATGTTAAAAGAGTCTTTAAAGATTTTTTCTTCTTCTTAGCCATTACTCATCTTTGCTAATTCGTTTGTTGTACCACTCGACCACCGAACGCTGACCAGCTAGATACATGATAGAGCCAAGATCTTGTTTCGGATGTGGATTAACAGGTGGGAAAGTTTCTTCTAGCTCTATCTGTATAGAACTTATAGTTGGACCAATGATGGCCTCAA